ATGGATGGCGCTGGCTAGGTATGGCTAACGCACGTATGTCACGTCAGCCTATTGTTATCTCTGAGATGCTAGACATCCGCAAGTCAATGCGTCAGTCAGGCTTTGAAGATGCTTGGATTGCTTCATATACCAAGGGCATTAACCCTGCAGAGCAGGGACTAATTGACCAAGCAACAGAACTTGCTAAGCGTGATCTTGCTACAGTTGTAGAAGAGCGTGCTATTGGACAGACACTGGCTTACATTGATAATCCTTTGATCCGTTCACAGATGTCTTTCTCAATCCGTAACTTTGCACGTTTCTATCGTGCTACTGAAGACTTCTATCGTCGTGTTGGTCGCGCTGTGCGCTACAACCCAGAGTCAATTGCAGTAGCTGCACTAACTTATGAAGGTGTTAGCCACTCAGGTTTCATCCAAGAGGATGACCAAGGCGAGAAGTACTTTATCTATCCAGGTATCGCACCTGTGTACAACGCATTCCAGAAGATGCTAGATACGATAGGTATTGGCAGCGAGTTTAAGGCACCATTTCCAATTCAGTTCGGTGCTCAACTCAAGATGCTTACACCTTCGTTAAACCCAGACTCTTTGGTTCCTACATTTGCAGGACCAGTTGCTGGTATCTCTATTAAGACCTTGGAAAACATTGTCAATATCTGGAGTCCAGGGGCTGCAGATACCATTACTCGCCTTACACTAGGTAAGTACGCAGTAGATCAACCTATGGTTTCATCATTCTTGCCAGCACACGTAAATCGTATCTTGGCTGTTATGGACCGTGATGAGCGTGATTCACAGTACGCATCAGCACACCGCAAGGCAGTTACCTACCTTGAGGCTGCAGGTCACGGCATCCCTAAGCGTTACAACGCAGACGGAACTTTGATTCCACCAAGTGCAAAAGAACTAGAAGATTACCGTTTAATGATTAAGAATACTACTCTTAACATTCTAGGTATGCGCTTTGTGTTTGGTTTCTTGGCACCTGCCTCACCACAGGTACAACTCAAGTCAGATATGGCTGAGTGGGTACGCGATAATGGTCGTGCTAACTTCAAGCAACTATGGAATGACTTGAAGGATGAGTACGGTGCTGACTACAACGCAGCAATGAAGCGCTGGGTAGAGTTATATCCTAACCAGATTGCCTTTACTATCCCAGAGTCAGAGCGTACAACTGTTGCAGCCTTTGGATATGCAGAAGAGGCTGGCTTATTCGTTGAGCAGAACCAAGAACTATTCAACCAGTACCCAGAAGGTGCAACCTTCTTGATCCCTCACAAGGGCGGGTTCTCTTGGGACGCTTACAAGACTATGACAGATATGGGTCTTCGTAAGAACCAACGAGTAGAAGACCACCTACGTAAGATTCAGACATCAGCTGATTTGCAGTCATACTATGATCGCAAGAATGACTACGAAGCAAGCCTTAAGAACTCTGCTACAGATTATGAGCGCAGTCGTTTGCGTAAAGAGTTCACTGCTTGGAAGACAGTATTCTTCGCAGGTCGTCCATTAGTTGCTGAAGAGTTGGCATCAGGTGGTCAGAAGAAGATTGAAACACTCAATGCTCTTAATGACCTTGAGTCTATGTTGGCTAATCCAGCAGCACGTTCTGCAGCACCTAAGACATTTGATGCTCTTAAGGAAATGCTTAATACCTATCTTGAGTTCAAGTCAGAGAAGGAACGCTATGACCGCTTTGGTGGTTCACAGGTTCTAATTCAGAACGCTAAAGATAGAACTATCGTAAAGTTGCGTGAACTATCACAGTTTAATGAGAACACATTAGCAGCATACGATTCACTATTTGGAAGTTTACTAGGAGACTAATATGGCAGAAAAATTTGATGTCAATTCATTTATAGCCGAGGCTAAGGCAGCTCGTGCTGAGGCTCTTGTTAAGCAAGAGGCTGCCAAGAAAGCCGCTGAGCAGAAGAAGGCAGACACTGCTGCTGCTCGTGGTATCCAGAACCAGGCTAATAATAAGTTCCAGTATGCCGACGCACTTGAAAATACTCTTAAGCAGTTCGAGGGTCAACTTCGTATCTTCGGCACCAAGATTGCTCGTGGCGATGTTCTTAGCACAGTTGAACAAAGAGATTTTGACAGAGCAGTATCTGAATACAAGAAGGTCAGTTCTGCCTACAACAAGGCAGTTGCTCAAGGCAATGCAATCCTTGCCAAGATGCCAGAGTCTTTTGCTAAAGAGAAGAAGGAAACTCAGACTAAGGCTGGAGTAGTAGAAGAGCCAGCAGCTGCACAAGCAGGTCCTGTTAGCCTTACAGACTTTCTTAAGAGCGCAGTTGGCAATGTAGAAAAGACCAAGAAGTTACAGCAAGCACTTAAGAATGCTGGTACTTATGATGGTCCAGTCAACGGTATCTTAAATGCTGATGTACTTCTACCTGCAGCAGAGCGAGCAGAAGAGAAGTTAGACCGTTATGCCAGCCTAGGTATTACCTTTACTGACAGATTTGAAGGCTACTCTCGTCTTGCATCCACCAAGGGTGGAGATGGACTAGGTACCGGTGGTCCATCAGTTACCCAGTATCCTGCTATCTCTAGCGAAACAGATGCACTGTCAACTATCAATGCAGTCTTTAATGCTGAACTAGGCCGCGATGCTACACCTGGTGAGTTCAAAGCACTTGCTCCTAAGTTGATGGCAGCACAGCGTAAGAACCCTTCAACCCAAACAGTAAGAACTGTTAATGGCAAGAAGATAGTTGAGACTGTTACAGGTTTAGATCCTAAGCAGTTCCTTGTTACTGAGATTCAAAAGAATCCTGCTACTAAGGCAGAGATTGATATGCGCCTTAAGTCTGCTCAGTCACTTAATCGTCAGGACTTAGAAAAGACTGCTCGTGCTAATGGCCTTGACCTAGATAAGAACTTTGGAACAGTAGTAGATACCTGGGTCAAGCGTGTAGATAATGGCGAAGATATTGACATCTTCAAGAACCTTATCCGTAACACAGCAAAGATTGGTCTACCAGATAAGGTGTCAGGACTGCTTGATAATGGAGTAGACCTAGATACTGTCTATTCACCATACAAGCGTTTAATGGCATCAACCTTAGAGGTTGCTCCAGATAGCATTTCGATAGATGACCCAACACTTCGTATGGCTATTGGTCCAGACAAAGAGATGTCTCTATATGATTTCCAGCGTTCATTGCGTAAAGACCCACGCTGGCAGTACACAGATCAAGCACGCAAGAGTGTGTCAGAGGCAGCATTAGGAGTCCTTCGTGACTTCGGATTCACGGGGTAACAAATGGCACAGACAGCAGCACAAAAGAAAGCAGCAATAGCAGCAGCTAACTCTCTTAAGAAAAAAGTGCAAGCGCAAATAAAGAAAAATGAAACAAGCATTAGTAAGTTAGAAGCTGGTGCAAGGGCTACAGCCGCAGAACAAGAAGCATTCAAGGCGCAGCAAACTATTGCTGATACTGAAGCAGAACTGTTAGGTAAAGCAGCAGGAGTGGCAGGCAAGGCAGCAGCAACTGCTGCCGGTGCAACACTTAACCCTAAAACTGGTACATATGAATTACCTAAGCCAGAGACTAAGTACACAGCAGCAGATGGAACGGTCTTTACAGACCTTGCTACCTATACAAAGTATCAAGAAATGCTTGGCGAGAAAGCAGACATTGCTGAAACTAATAAGCGTGCAGGACAGTCTGCCTATTCTTTGCTCTATCAGGAGTTTGCACAGTATGGACTAGGTGCTCTAGTAGAGCCTCTACAGTCTTACATCCAAGAAGGATTATCTCCAGCAGAGTTCACACTTCGTTTGCGTGAGACTCCAGCCTACAAGAAGCGCTTTGCTGCTAACCAGCAGCGTGTAGCCAAGGGACTTGGCGCACTAACGGAAGCTGAGTACATTGGTCTTGAGGACCAGTACCAGAACGTTATGCGTAACTATGGACTACCTGCTTCATACTATGAAAAGGGTGAACTAGGCGTTCAACCTGGATTTGAGAAGTTCCTAGCAAATGACGTATCTGCAGCAGAGTTAGAAGACCGCGTTGTCACAGCACAAAAGCGTGTCATCAATGCTAACCCAGAGGTTGCTGATGCACTTAAGCAGTTCTACCCAGATATTACTAATGGCGACATCTTGGCGTATACACTAGATCCAACGCAGGGACTTGAGGCTATCAAGCGCAAGGTAACTGCAGCTGAGATTGGTGGCGCTGCTATGGCTCAGAAACTAGGTACATCAGTAACACGTGCTGAAGAGTTAGCCAAGTATGGCGTAACCAAAGAAACAGCACAAAGAGGATTTGAAGTAGTAGCCCAGGCTGCACCACGTGGTGGACAACTGGCTGCAATCTATGGTCAAGACCCATATACACAGCAAACTTCAGAAACGGAAATCTTTAATCTTGCAGGCTCAGCAGAAGCTGCTAAGCAACGCAGAAAAATATCAGGATTAGAAGAAGCCACCTTCGGTGGTCAATCTGGTCTAGCACAAGGCGCACTAGCAAGAGATAGAGCTGGCGCTTACTAACAAACAAAGCCTGCCATTGGAACGACTGGCCCAATGGAGTGATAACAATACCAGTAGTAGAAGCCATACAGAAACCCCCATATCTGTATGAGGTCTGCGCTAACAACTAATAGGGAGAAGGACCACTATGTCCAATTACGACTACGAGGACGACGACTCAGATCTAAATGATTTGGGTAATGATCTCGTCAAACAACTGCGTAAAACAAATAAGCAAAAGGAAAAAGAACTAGCCGAACTAAAGGCACAGTTTGAATCCTTATCTAAAGCGCAAAGAGAACGAACAATCAAAGATGCCCTCGAACGTCGCGGGGTAAATCAGAAAATTGCTGCATTTATCCCACAGGATATAGACCCAACTGAAGAGTCTGTATCTAATTGGCTGACAAACTATGCCGATGTATTCGGACTAGAGCTTGTTCAGCAAAACCAGACACCTAATGTAGATCCAGCTCAGGCTGCTGCATATCGGAAGATGACAAACACAGTTGACCAGGCGGCTTCGCCTGAGCCAACAGAAGATGTGATGCGTCGCCTAATGAATGCACACACCAAAGAAGAGCTAGATGAAGTCATTAGAACGTCTGGAATCTAACACTCGATCCTAACAAACACGAAAGGAAGGTGAACAAATGGCAACTCCAGCCGGTAGCCCTACCACTGTCAGTTCTATTTCGAACCTCGTCCAAACAGCGTACGATCAGTACGTTCGTATGGCACTTCGCTCCATTCCAGTAATGCGTGCGATTGCTGATGTAAAGCCAGTTCAGCAAGCAATGCCAGGATCATCAGTTGTATTCTCAATCTATTCAGACCTTAGTGCAGCAACATCTACACTAACTGAAACTTCTGATGTATCTTCAATTGCTCTTGGCAACCCATCACAGGTAACTGTGACACTACAGGAATACGGTTCAGCCGTAACCACAACAAAGAAGTTATCACTAACTTCATTCAACGACGTAGACTCAGCACTAGCTGACATCATTGCTTACAATGCTGCAGATTCTATTGACTCTATCGTTGCTTCAGTTCT